TCCATCGTTCCGGTACTAACATAATGTCGTTCTTTGATGATAATGATAAAGAACACGAATTACAAAAACAAGAATCCGCAGCAGAGATTAAAAAGGATGAATATCTTAAAAGTATAGAATTACTTAAAAATTTGGCTCAAAAAAACGGAACACAAATCGAACTTACTCGTATACTAGCAATTGGTCATTTAATAGAAACAACAGATTTTCTTAATATACCACCAGACGTTAAAAAATCATTAAAAGAAAGTATGGAATGGTGTAATAAACAATATGAAAAATACTTGGATTCCCAAGAATAATTTACTACAATTAACTAAACAATAAAAAAATAATTATGGCTTACGAAAGACAATTAAACATTGCAATGGAAAGATTAGATCAATCTTTAGCACAATTGAGAAATTTAGTAAAAAGAGGCGAAAACGCAGAAGCTATTCGTTTTATGGAAGAAGGTCCTTTAAAAGAACGTTATGAAGAACTTCAAAATATCATTACAATTTCACAAACAAACCCATTAGGATCTAGAGGTACAACATCAACAGGAAGAATATAATATGTTATCAGCAGAAAAAATCCAATCAAATTGGGACCGTTATGTAAGTGTAATAGGAACATGTTTTTCAAAAGAAAGAACAGACATACTATTACCATTTTTAGACAAGTATAAAGAAAGAATGATGATGATGCCAGCTTCAAGTAAAAATTGGCACCATTCAGCATTTGCAGGTGGTTATACTGACCATGTTTTACGTGTATATGATTGTGCAAATAACTTATATAAAACGTGGAAAGCAATGGGGGGTGATATATCCACATATACTGTTGAAGAAATGCATTTCGCAGCATTATTCCATGATTTAGGCAAGATGGGTCAACAAGAAGGCGAGTACTATCAACCAAACGATTCACAATGGCATGTTGATAAATTAGGTATGATTTATAAATTCAATACTGACATTCCTGCAATGAAAGTCCCAGAAAGATCATTATTTATACTTCAAGAAATTGGTTGTAAAGTAACTCAAAATGAGTTTATTACAATTAAAATTCATGATGGTTTATATGATGAGTCAAATAAGTTTTACTTTATGTCTGGTCAAAAAGAAACTAGATTAAGAACACATTTACCTTTATTAATGCATCAAGCAGATCATATGGCTGCTCAAATAGAATTTGAATTATGGAATAACGCATCAAATAGTGTTCCTAAATTAAAACCAGCTAACGCAAGTAAAGGAGACAAAACACTTAGAGCAGCTAAAAAAGTAAACACAGAAAATAACCCGAAATTAGCATCAGCAACATTAGATGTTATAGATTCGTTTTTTAAAGATTAAATATGGAAATGATACTTAGTATAACATTATCAGTTATTGTAGTAGTAGCTTTTTTTGTAATTAGAAATTTAATGTTACGAAATGAAAAATTAGAAGATATTCAATCAGAATATGAAAATTTTATTTTAAAACAAAGTGAAGCTATTCAAGCATGTGATAAAAGATTAAAAGAAATAGATGATAAAGGCATATTTTATGCTGATGATCAGATTGGTTTCTTTTTTAAAGAAGTACAAAAAATCCAAGATGCTTTAAACGAGTTTACCCTTAAATAAAAATTAGTAAAAACCACATGCTAGACAAAACCAAGTATGCCCCTACTCCTCCTATAGAACCAGTGATTACTGGTTCTCTTGAGCCCGGGCCTAAAAAAAGAGGAAGAAAAAGAACCAAAAAACAATATTTTACTCCAGATACAGACGCAGCTATAAAAGAATACTTAGCTTCATCTAATCAAGATGAAAGAGATAATATATTTGCTACAAGGATACATTATGCTTTTTATAAATTAGCTGAAAACTTAATCCATACATTTAAATTTTACTATACAGAAGTAGATGATTTAGAAGATTTAAAACATGAAGTAATTTGTTTTCTCTTAGAGAAATTAGATTATTTTAAACCAGAAAAAGGTAGTAAAGCATTTAGTTATTTTTCAATTGTAGGTAAAAATTATCTTATCTTATATAATAATAACAATTATAAAAAGAAAAAAGCTAAAGTAGATCCTTCAGCAGCTGATGAAGATGATGGTGTTTTACGTCAGTTAGGAAGAGACGAACGTAAACAAGAAATAAAAGATTTTATAGACTACTTTACAGAATATACAGATAAACATATGTTTACTATGTTTAAAAAAGATAAAGATAGAAAAGTATGTGATGCTATAAATGTACTTTTTAAACGAAGAGAAAATTTAGAAATCTTTAATAAAAAAGCACTTTATATTTACATAAGAGAAATGACTGGTGTAGAAACTCCTGTTATTACTAAAGTAACTAAAGTTTTAAGAAAACTCTATAAAAAATTATATTCAGAGTTTGATGAAACAGGTTATGTAAGAGTCTAAAAACTCCATATTTATAATAAAACAATATGGATTCATTAAACCAAATATTATTTGACGATAAATCCTTTGGGGATTTATTAAAAGAAATTCACGGTAATCAAAAGAAAAAAGCCAAACAACTTGCATCTTTAATCGCTGAATTAAGACCTTTAGTTCAATCTTTAGGTGATGCTACTGTAGTAGTTCCCTTAATTAAGGAATATATGGAAATAAGCGTTAAAAATGACGATCAACTAATAAAAATGGCAGCTATTGTACAACGTTTATCTACAGGGGCGGCTTCAACAGGAGATGGTGGTTTATTAACAGCTGAAGAAATGGATCAATTAATGGATGTAGCTGAAGAAATAGCTAAAACTGTAGAAAAACCGAAAGAAATAGAAGCTCCTAAAAAAGAAGAATAATGGCAAACGGAAAATCATTATTAAATTCATCTCATAATTCTTCATTAAGAAATGTATCTGATAATAATAATTTATATTTAAGTAAAAATTTAAGACAAGTTAGAATTTTAGATATTATATTAGATTCTACTCATGATATGTTTAATAAATTAGGAGGTTATGATAGTATTGGTACTATTTTTTGGGGAGATGTAATTTTAAATAAAAATAATGAAAAAAGAAATGATGAATATACAGCTAGACCTTTATTTCATTTTTTAAAACAATATCCTTTAAAAAACGAAGTAGTTTTATTAGTAGAAGCTCCTAGTAAACAAGCAGCCTTAGATATAAGTGGTGAAACTGAGGGACAAATATATTATTATTTTCCTAATGTAAATATATGGAACCATCAACATAATAATGCTTTTCCTGATATGCGTTATTATAAAAAAGATGAAGCATATGCTTCTAATTATGGAACATTAGATGGACAACCTATAAGGAATCCAGACGATAATTCTGTAGAAGTTCCTTTAGGAAATTATTTTACAGAAAGATTAGATATTCAGCCTTTATTACCTTTTGAAGGAGATACTATTATAGAAGGACGTTTTGGAAATTCAATAAGATTTGGAGCTACAGCTATTCAAAAAGATGGACTACCTGCAGAACAATCAGCATATTCAACTAAAGGAAAAACAGGAGATCCAATTACTATTATACGTAATGGTGCTTTAGTTGAAGAAGAAGACAATGGTTGGGAACATACATTAGAAAATATAAATACAGATCATTCTGCTATTTATCTTACTTCAAACCAAATTTTACCCAATTTTGAAATAGTTACTCCTAATTGGGATTCATGGTTAGTTAAACATGATGCATTAGATGTAGGAGATGCTAAGGATGATTATGATAATATACTTAGAGGAGAAGAACCAGAAGTTATAGAAATACAAGAAACTCCTGAAGAAAAAGATTCATCAAATAATACCACAGATAACCAAGCTAATGATGAATTACAAAATGTAACAGAAGATAATGCTGAAGAATTTCCAAAAGAAACAACACCAGAAACATACAGATTTGGGTGGAATGAAGATAATAGAACTGAAATAAGTTTAGACGCACAAGATGAAGAACCAGGCGAATGGGATCCAAACGCTGAAAATAATAACGAATCAAATGCCTAAGAATAATTGTAAACAATGTGAAGAAAATGCTAAGTGGAGAATATTAGGAACAGATTGTTCTCAAGCTATTTTTAACACTAAAGAAGATTGTGAAAATTATAAAGAAGGATATGGACAATCTACAGAAGAAGATGAAATGTCTAATTTTGATTTACTTTTTGGGGGAGGAACACAAGTAGAAATTCCACTTTATGGAGATGAAGATTATGTATTAGAAGGAGAAGTAGACCCCTCTACAGGAGAAGCTGGAGAGTCGTCATGTGATATTGATGGGTTAGAAGAGGGTGAAGGTGTAGATAATAATTCAAATGATGGTCTGGGTAATAATAATGGTGATGGTGGATGGAGTGTAGATCCAGATGAACCACCAGAAGGGTGTCCAGACGTAGATGGAAAACCACAAATATGGAATTCCTACTTAAAAAAATGTATACCTTTAGTAATAGATGAAGAAGAAGAAGATGATGAAGATGAAGAAGATGATAATAAATGTGAAGGAGTAGATTGTGGTCCTAATGGAGTTTGTGTAGATGGAATTTGTACTTGTCCTGAAGAAGACGAAGAATTAGATCCAACAACAGGAAAATGTGTTAAAAAAATAATTGAAGTTGATGAAGAAGAAGATTATAATGCTTTTACTTTACCAGGAGACTTTGAATTATCAGGAAGTGCTTACGAAGTTCCTAAAGATCAAGAAAAATCAGTATTTGCTTTAGCAATGAGTTTTAATCCTACACATACACAAAATTGGACAGGACATCCTAATAAAGATTTACCAGTGTGGGAAGCAGGACATGTTCAACCGGGAAGTGCTGATCCTGAGGATGATTTAAAAGGAAAAGGTCGTAAAGGAAAAGATGCAAAAATAAATCCTATATTACATGAAATATTTTGTGGGGGTAATGTGAGTTCACCCTATAAATCCTCAATAATAGATTATGGTGGAAAAGAATGGTCAGATAGAACTACTGGGTATAACCATAACCTAAGAGGAGAATATTGTTTTCCAAAAAAACCAGCAGCAAAAGAAAATAGATGGGGTCAATGTAATGTACATAATGTTGTAGGAGCGGGTGGAAGTTCTAGTTGGTTATTTTGTGCTTTTGGAATAACAGTTACATGTGACTTATTTGTAATGAAATATTGGAATGATATAAGTGCAGGAAAAATGCCAGGAGGACAACAATCTTGGGAAGGAAGTACAGGAGCTAAATATATGGTTAGAAAAAATGCAAAAAACACCTCTAAGGTAGTTATAGGATATTATGATGAGCCAGGTAGTGGTGTAAATGGTTATAATGGTAAACTTATTACAGGGTATACAAAATTAAGAAATTGTTTACCTTGTGAATCTATTTATCAAAATCCCCCACAAGAGGGTAAATACGCAGGACCAATGTTAGATACCCAACAAAATAGAGAATTATTAAATCAATTAGCTAATATGAAAGGAGCCTTATATACTCATATGGGTCATATAGGAATGGTTGTAGGAGTATTAGGTAAAAGTCACCCACCAACAGCTTCTTTTTTAACACTTGAATTTAATGTTGCTGCAGGATTAAGATTTTGTCGTCATCCTTTTAACCCAGGTGTATTTGGAAGATATAAGAAAGGACCAAAAACTTCTCCTAATGAAGGATTAACTGAAGATAAAATGGTAAATACAACTTGGCTTATGTTTGCTGACACAACCCCTTTATTAGGAGGTTCTTGGGCACCTAAAGGTTTAGGAAATACAGATTATTTAAAAGCCTTTTTAGGAGATAATTTTATGCCTATTTTTAATGATGGTGGTAAATGGAGTAAATATGGAGGAAGTAGATGGACAAAATTATTAAAACATGGAGATGAGTGGACTACAAAAGATAAATATGCTAAAGGTTATGCACCAGATTTAACAGGACCAAGAACTGAGTCTCAATCATCAGGTGGAAGTAACCCAGGAAATGCAACAGTACCTACTTATGATTGGAATAATGATGGTCTTTTTGATGAAAAGGATTTAGAATTTGAAAATAGAACTGATGATCAGTGGGGAGGAGCAGATGCAAATGGCTATGTATTTGGGAAAGATTATTATATTAACCATGGGAATAATGGAGGTCCTTTAACAAAAAATCCTGATAAATAATGGCAAATAGTAATATAAACATAACAGACAAACCTAAAGCACCTTTTTCTTATCAAGGAAATCAGGTAATTATAAACACCGACAGAATTGTTATGCAATCTAAAACAGATAGTATATTATTTTTTGCACAAAAACATTTATCTTTTAGTGCTAATAATAGTATTCATTTTGATACAAGTGCTAATGATGATAGTTATTTTATAATAAATTCTCCAAGAATGGCTTTAGGCTTAGAAAATAATGGAGCAAAATTACCTACAGAACCTGCTTTATTAGGAGAAAAAACAGAAGCATGGTTAGCAGATTTATTAAGAGCTATAGATGCTTTATGTGATATATTAGTTTCAGCTCAAAACTGTGATTCAGCTAATGATGTTCCTTCAGCAGCTTTAAAACAAGCTATAGAAAAAATTATAGTAAAAAAACATCTAAAAGCTTTAGGTGAAAAAATAGGTTATAAACAAGACGGAACAGGTAATTTTACAAAAAAGAAAGGCCAACAAAGTGTAATTTCAAGTAAAAGAATATATTTAGCAGACAATAAAGGAGAATAAATTATGAATCAAATATTAGCAAAAATAAAAACACAAGCTGGAGGTAAATTATTTGACCTTAAAGAAAAAGCTCAATCAGAAGGAAAAAAAAGATTAGAAAAATATAGAGATAAACTTCCTAATGAAGACCAAATAGCAGAAAAATTAGGAAAATTTCAAAAAGGTTTATGTGAACCAAATAATAAAAAAAAGTTAGAAGCAAGATATAATAAATTAAAAAATTTCTTAAAAAAAGCTCAAAAAGTATTAGGTGCATCTCTTGCTGCTGTAACAGGATTATTAGCATTATTAAAATTAATAGATGTATTAATAAAAATATTAGAAACTATAATAAAAGTATTAAATGTAATTTTAAAAGTATTAAAAATAGTAATTAAAATAGCAAAAATAGTAGTTAAATTTTTAGGAGGAACAGGTACAGGAGGTTTTATAGATATGTTATCTCGTTTAATTTCAAAAGCAGAATATAAAATAAAGGGATGGCAAGCAGCAGTTCAAAGATGTATAGAATGGATTAAAAAAACAAGAGCAAAATATATAAAACCAATAGAAAGAATACTACAAAAAATAATGAAAGCAATAGCTAAAATATTAGCTGCAATAACTGGACTAATTGGTATATTAGAATTATTATATTTATTTTTATTAAGTAAATGTGCTTTAGACCAAGAAGCAGCAGGAGCGGGAACAACATCAGATGATAATAATAATGGAGAAGGAACAGCAGGAGATGGAAGTGGAGAAGTAGGAGAAGGTGATGGTTTTGATGGGAATGGAAATGATGGAGACAGATTAAATAAATTAGCAGGAGTTTTAGAAAATGGTTCTCCTGAACAAATAATGGCTAGATATGCAGGAACGGGAAATGCAGAATATATACATTATGTAGAAAGAGCAGGATTTGAATCTTTTGGATATGAAAGATTTAATGCTGTTTTAGGTAAAGAAGATGATGTACAATCAAATACTATGTTTGGTGCAGCAGGAAGAAATTATTCATCAGAAAAAGAATAAAAAAACCAAATTAATTTATATTTATTAATAAAGACAAACAAACATGAAAGCAAAAACTTTTGAAAACCTAATTAGAAAAGTAGTTAGAGAAGAAATCGATTATGCGTTACGTAGAGAAATCAAATCACTTAAAGAAGATTTACGTGATGAATTAAAACCAACTATTGTAGAACATAAAGAAAGAATGGTTGAAGTTCCTGAAGTAACAAAAAATTCTTTAAGAGAAAAAATAATGGGTAATGGACCTATAAAACAACGTCCCCACCAAACTTTTGTAAAAGACGCAGCATTAAATGATCTTTTAAACGAAACAGCACAAGGAGATACAAACACACAAACAGCTATGGCCCCTAGTATAACAGAAACATCAAATATGCCTGACCCAGTAGCAAAAGCAGTAACAAGAAATTATAGTGATTTAATGAAAGCAATAGATAAAAAAAGAAATAAGTAATAAATGGCTATTATACAAAGATTAAATAGAGGTATACCTCTTTTAGATTTACCTCAAAATGAACAAGTAGCAATTGGTGTCACTTTACCTTTTGATGGTACTGCTGTATTTAATCCTTCGTATGAAACTAAAGTTCAAATTAAAAGTAATTTACTTAATTTATTATTAACAAATCCTGGAGAAAGATTTATGAATCCTAAATTTGGGATAGGAGTAAGAAAATTTTTATTTGAAAATGTAATAGATCAAGAATTATTAAGATCAAAAATAACAGACGGTGTAGCAAAATATATTCCTGGAATTGAATTAACAAATTTAGTTATGGGAAGACAAAGTATAGGACAAGGGTACCAAAACACATATCCAGAAGTTCACATATTTAAAATACATATAGCTTATAAAATATTAAGAGAAAACACAATAGACGCAGTAGAAGTAAATTTTAATTAAAATGGCATTTTCAAAAACATCAAATACAGTAAGAGATAAAGATATAAAATATCTTAATAAAACCTTTAATGATTTTAAAAGTCAATTAGTTGAGTTTTCAAAAGTTTATTTCCCTGAAACACACAATGATTTTAGTGATGCTTCTCCTGGAATGATGTTTATGGAAATGGCTGCTTATGTTGGGGATGTTTTATCATATTATCAAAACACACAATTACAAGAAAATTTCTTATTATTAGCTAAAGAAAAAGAAAATTTATTTAATTTAGCTTATTCTTTAGGATATAGACCTAAAGTAACAAATACAGCAACAGTAGACTTAGAACTACTTCATTTAGTTCCTGCAAACCCATTAGATGATGATCTTCCTGATATGAAATATGCTTTAAATATTCAAGAGGGATCTACTTTTACATCAAATGAAGGAGCTGAATTTATATTAGATCAAGATGTAAATTTTAAAATAGATACTGAATTTGAACCTTTAGAAACATCAGTTTATTCTATTAACAATATTACAAATAAACCAGAATATTATTTATTAAAGAAAAAGGGAAAAGCATCTTCTGGAACAATTCAAAGTACTAGTGTTAGAGTAGGAGGATATAAAAAATTCTATGAATTTGAATTAAATGATGATAATATAGTAGCAATAGAAAAAGTAACAGATAATGAAGGAAATACATGGACAGAAGTACCTTATTTAGCTCAAGATACTATTTTTGAAGCTGTTGAAAACATAGCATCAAAAGATCCAGAATTACATGGATTTAATGAAACATCACCTTATTTATTAAAAGTAAAAAAAGTACCTAGGAGATTTGTAACAAGATTAAAATCAAATAAAACATTATGCCTTCAGTTTGGAGCAGGAGAAAATTCAGCTATAACAGAAGAAATAATACCTAATCCTGATAATATTGGTTTAATGATTAAAGATGGAAGATCTAAATTAGATTTTGCTTATGATCCTTCTAACTTTTTATATACGGGAGCTTATGGAGTTGTCCCTACAAATATTAGTCTTACTATACTTTATAGAACAAATCCTTTTGGGAGAAAAGCAAATGTATCTGCTGGTACAATAGAAGAATTAGGAACTTTAAGATTAAAAGTACAAGTAGATTTAGATCCACAAACTGAAGCAACAGTAAAAAATTCCTTAGCAGTAACAAACCCACTTCCAGCAACAGGAGGAGGAGCAGGAGATACTATTGAAGATATAAGACAAAATGCTATGGCTTCTTTTTCTGCCCAAAATAGAACAGTAACTAAAGAAGATTATTTAATTAGAACTTTATCTATGCCTGCTAAATTTGGAAGAATAGCTAAAGCTTATATAACCCAAGATGATCAAATATCACCTTTAACTTCTAATCCAGGTAGAATACCTAATCCTATGGCTTTAAATTTATATACTTTAGGATATAATAAGGATAAACAATTAGATGCTTTAAACGAAGCTACAAAAAGAAACCTCCAAACATACTTAGAACAACATAGAATGTTAACAGATGCTGTTAATATTAAAGATGCATTTAATATTAATATTGGAATAGATTTTGAAATAATAGTATTTAAAAATTTCAATAATCAAGAAGTACTTATGAATTGTATTGATGAAGTAAAAGACTTTTTTATAATAGATAAATGGCAAATCAATCAACCAATAATAATTTCTGAAATATATAATACTATAGGAGCAGTAGAAGGAGTACAATCAGTTCCTGATTGTAGATTACATAATATAGCAGGGGTTGATTTAGGATATTCTCCTTACAAATATGATTTAGATGATGCTACTATAAAAGGAATTATATACCCATCATTAGATCCAAGTATGTTTGAAGTAAGATATCCTAATCAAGATATTAAAGGAAAAATAACACAATATTAAAATGGCATACTACTCTATATTTCCAGAAAAAGACGCAACAATATATAGTCATCCTGACCGAACTGGGTTAAACACAGGTAGAGATGAAATATTAGAATTGTTAGAGGAAAAAGATAAAGCAAAAGAAATATACTATCCTTCTAGATTTTTACTTAAATTTAAAAATACAGAAATCAAGGATGTAATAGAAAACAAACTAACAGGAGCAGCTAAAGAAGTAAATACATCAAATGTAAAAGTATGCTTAGAAGTATTTGCCTCTGAACATAAATCATTACATGCAAATCATATAGTTCAAGTTTACGCAGTTTCTCAATCTTGGGATGAAGGTACAGGTAGATTTTTAAATAACCCAACTTCATCTAATGGAGTAACTTGGGATATGAGAACAGACACAGGTTCAAGTGCAAGAGCAATATGGGCTACTTCAAGTTTTGCTTCTAATTCAACAGGTTCTTGTTGTGATTTTATGCCTATATCAGGAGGGGGAACTTGGTGGACAGGAACAAATTATGTAGCAGAAACATCTTTTTCAAATGCAGATAATTTAGACTTAAATGTAAATGTAACTAAATTTATTCAGTTTTTCTCAGCAAGTTATTATCAAGGTGCGACTTATCCAACAGGAATAGAAAACGAAGGTTTTATAGTAAAAAAACCAGTCGCTACAGAATGTGATGCTTCAGCTAGCTTCGGTGAACTACAATATTTTTCCGTAGATACACACACTATATACCCACCCAAACTAACATTTAAATGGGATGATTCCTCTTATTCTCATAGTGGTACTATTTTAAGTAGTAGTTTATTTTTATCATTATATGATAACCAAAAAATATTTCAAAGAAAATCAAAACAACGTTTTAGATTAACAACAAGAAAAAAATACCCAGATAGAGCTTTTGTAACAAGTTCAAATTATTTAGATACACAATATTTACCTGAAACAAGTTATTATAGTTTACGTGATGCAACTACAGATGAAGTAATAATTCCTTTTGACACTTCATATACAAAATTAAGTGCAGATGGAGAAGGAATGTACTTTGATTTACATATGGAAGGATTACAACCAGAACGTTATTATAAACTACAATTTAGAGTAGATAGTAATGAAGGTATAAATATATATGATAAAGATTATTATTTTAAAGTAGTTAGATAATGTTAAATAAAAACACATTAAAAACACATGAAACTTCAGTTTCTCCTAAAATAGTTAAATTTAGGGGAACAACTACACCTATAAGGGATGAAAATAGTGATTTTCAACATACCCATGACTTTGTAGTATATGAAGATGATACTGTTGAAATATTTGATTTCTTTTATAAAGATCCTGTATCAGGAAAAGTAAATAAACATACACATGATTATGAGGGAGAATATCCCTATGGTTATATGATGGAGGAAATATGGCAAACTCCTTCAGCATCATTACATCATGTACATAAAATAATTAGTGTTTCTCATCCTCTTAGAGTCCAAAAAACTATATTTGGACCTAAAGCTTTTAATAAAGTTGTTTCTAGAGATTTTAGTGAATTTCATAAATCATCAACTGTAGAAATAGACATGAAAAAGTTTTGGCAAGATTATGAAAATACTTTTTATGAAATACCAAAAGAAGGAACAACAAATTCTCATGAATATTTAATAAAACAAAGTCTAGACCATTATAATGATTATACTGATCCTAGAGATGATGAAATAATAGATCTTAATAAAACAATAGCTGAATTAGAACAACAACTAGCTCAACAAGATGATTTAAATAAAGAACACCCAATATTTAAAAATGGTACTTTCTTAAAACATCCAGATAGTACAAAAGTTTATTATATGGATCAGGGTAGAAAAAGAAAAATTAAAAAATGGGATACTTATCTTATACTTAAAAGAACACAAGGTCATCTTGAAGAAACACCAGATGAAGAAGTATATATATTAGTCACTGAAGATGTAATTAAAGGAATCCCTTCAGGACCAGAATTCCAAAATGAAGATCTTTATGGAGATGAAGAAGAAAGAAAACAAGCAGAAGAAAGAAAAATAATACAATTAGATCCAGATGACTTTATAGCAGATCCTTCTAAATATGAAACAGTAAGTGAATATATAGCTGCTTTAGATAAAGAAACTCGTCAATTATTAGCTAAAGAAGAATATTTAGAAAGTTTAAGATATAGATATCAAAGAGATTTAGGAGCAAGAGGACCTGTATCCTTAACTCCAGATGAAAAATTATCTGCACAAGGAAGATTAGATGAAGTAACTCCAGAATTATTAAAAACTAGACGTACTATTATAAAATACACTAAAATATTAGAAAGGGTAGACCCAGATGGAGATCTTAAAAATGTAGAAATAGACACCTCTCAACTTAAAGATATAGTTACAGGTGAAATGCAGAAAAAAGTAACAAATAAAGAAAGAAATTCATTAATAGGAAAAAATTTAGTAGATAGATTTATAAAAGGTAAAAAAGTAAAAGATAAAAACAAATCAAACAAATCAACAACATCAGGACCCTCAACAGGAACTTCAACAGTAGGTGGGGCAGCAGGAGCTTTAGGTATGGCTGGATTAGGAAGTATGGCACCTGGAATGGGTAGTTTTGCAGGAGAACCTAAACCTAAAAACCCACCTAAGGGATATATATCTAATTCTAGTAATTTAGTAAAAAATGATACTTTAAATGAAGCATCTAGATTAATGAGATTAGGAGTAAGTTCTCCTAAAGGAGATTGGTATTGGGGATTAAAATATGTAAAAGGAACACAGGAAACACCAAAACTAGAAAATCCACTTTATAAAAGATGGATGAATTGGAAACCTTCATTGGCAATTCCAATAAACCCTTACACTAAACCAATTTCTAGATATTTTTGGAGTTCATCTAGGTTTGAATGGATACCAAAAGCAGGAACTTTAGGCATAAAAGCCAGATATTGGCATGGTAAGAAAATAGACAGTATGAGATAATGGGAAATTTACAAATAAATACACTATCACGAATAGATCAAAGTGATATAGATCAAATATCAAATAGATTATTTGATAGAAAATTTGGTAAAAGAAATGATTATGTAGAATTTCATGTATATGATATGGCGGGGAATTTACTGACTTCTATAGAAAATTATGAAGATTGGCAATACCCTGAACAAGCTGAAGATGAATCAAATCCTACGTTAACTAATACTTTATTTGTTGATCCTACTAAAAAATTATTAGAATCAGGATTTACGTCAGGACAATTTTCTTGTGTATTTAATTTACAAAGAAAAAAATTATTTGATACTTTTACAAGACATTTTTATATAGGAGAAATATCTCCTTCAAGAACAGAAGTAAAATTATATACAACAACATATAGCGATGATGAAGTAAGAAATAGAGCTCAGTCGTATATGACAGAAATAGAAAATTCTAATTTTGCAAAAGATTTTACACTTAATTTTGGTGAAAATGTAAATATAGTTGGAATTAATATAGCTTATAATATACAAGAAAAATGTATGTTAATAAAACTATACGAACCTCTTCCTACAACTATAGAAGAAAAAGATACCTGTAGAGTAGTAGAAGATATTATAGATCCAATAGAATTTATAGTAGATTTAGGAACCCCTGAAATAGAAGATCATAATATTCCTATAAAAGGACCTAATTTTAGAATAGATACTCGTTTAAACGATTCAGTTCCTTCATCTTTTAAAACATACAATAGTTTTTTAGAAGGAGCAAACTCAGCTTCATTATATAATGTATTAAGTCATTTAAGTGAAAGTGTAAAATTATCAGTAGATTACACATTAACAGGTACTGGTTCTTTAGAAACAGGATATCATTTTGAAAACTTTACTCATTTTGGTAGTGCTGAAGAAAGATTAAGAAATTTTAAATACAAACTACAATTAATAGAATTATACGAAGCTCAAATAGAAGATATAGGAACTATCACAGGAAATATATCAAGCTCAACAGCTGTAGTTAATAATAGAAATATTATAGAATCAAAAAGAGCTAAAATAATTAGTACTTTTGATGGATATGAAAAATTCTTATATTATGAACAACATCCTTATGCATGGCCTAAACAACCAGATTTTGGTATAGGAAATTTACAACTGACAGGTTCTGTTTTATTACCTGAATCCTTATTTTTAGAAGTAGGACTAACAGATTGTGATGTATTTTTTAAACCTTATAAACTATATCCTACTACTTCACCTGAAGCAAAAATCTGGTTTGGTAGTATAGAAGAATATAGTAGTGAATATGGAGGACAAATACTATCAGCTTCTAGGTTTGATAGAGATAATGGTTATAACCTTACAAAAACATTACCTCAACATATACTTGAAAGAGAAGAAAATGAACAATATGTAACTTTTACTAACATGATTGGTCAATATTTTGATCAAATATGGATTTATATAGATCATGTAAGTAAAATAAGAAATGCACATAATGATTTTACAAAAGGGATATCAAAAGACTTAGTATTCACAGCTTTACAAAGTTTAGGAATAGAAGCTTTTGATCAATTTGAAAATGAAGAATTATTTGAATATATAATAGGAACTAATAAGGCAAAATCAGGATCTTTTGGTACTTACGTAGCTCCTCCTGGTCAAACAATGATAACAGCTGACATTGTTAAATGTGATAATGGAGGAAGTTCAATACCTAAAGGAGATATAACTAAAGAAGTTTGGAAAAGATTATATCATAATTTACCTTATCTTTTAAAAACAAAAGGAACAGAAAGAGGAATTAGAGCCTTAATGTCATGTTATGGAGTCCCTGAAACTATATTAAATATAAAAGAATATGGTGGACCTACAACAGATGAAACAACATATAAAACTTTTAATTACGAAAAATTCTCATACACTTTACAGGGAGATTCAGGAGCAAATGGATTTTTTATAGAATCCCCTTGGTATGTTGATGATCCAGCATTTACAGGAGTAAATGTAAGTAATCCAGGTAAAGCAACAGGAGAAATAGTATGTTCAATGGGTACTATAGGTGAAAATTTCAACCCACCTTTCCCTAAAACAATAGAATTAACAGCTACTGATGGAAGTACTCATATATTTTCATCAGGTATTGAATTTGAAATAGATGCAAATAGTGGTTTAGAAACAGCTCAAAGTATAACAGCTGCTATAGATGCACATCCTTTATTTACTGCTTCCTTAGAAGTACCAAACGATTTATTCCATTATAATCATTACGAATATAACCTAGATTTAGTAATAAAACTAGAACAACATTTAATGGGAATAGAAGGTAATACACCTATACAAGGTACTTTCTTTGAAGATATGACTACTCCTGCTTGTGGTAATCCTCAACAATTCCCACAAGTAGAATTTTTAACAAAACATGATTTTGGATCAGCAGGACAAGATGAAGGAGGAGGGGCTAATGACACATATTCAGTAACAACAATTATTCCAGGAACAAATTCATGTGATAGTAAAATTTTAATACAAAATGGTATAAAATTTGATGGATCAGGAACATTAATAAACAATGGTTTATTTAATGATGAAAGTGAATTTATGGATTGGGTAACTGATTGTACAAACGGATATTGTAGTCATGATATATCTACTTTTAGTTTTGAATCAGTAAATCCTTCAAAAATCCCTTTATACTTAGGAGAAAAACAATGCACAGGAATAAATGATTATGGTTTATTTGTAATAGAATGTTTTGAAGTAGACCCAACATGTGTAAAACACTCAAATGATAAAAATGCATCTTGTAATGCAACCTTTAACATATATGTACATAATGCAGGTGTAACCATAACAGTAACAGCAGAACAATTAATAGATTATCTTTTTATGGGAGATAGTGGTGATCCTGTTATTAATAATGATTTATCTATAGCAATACCAGGTGCAGAAGGAGTTTTTACATGGGATGAAGATTCACAATCATATTTTGGAAATATAGGTGCTTTAGATAGTTCTGAAGATGGTGGTCAATTATATTGGAGTAGTCCAGATATTAATGCGTCTGCTTATTTAACAAACCAAGAAATAATAAGTTATTTAAGTTCAAATTGTGAACACACAGGAGGAATAACAGGACATTGTTATAAAATATATGATAATCTTATAACAGATTTAAATAATGAAGGATTTGTTAATCAAGCAATACCAGGAATAAACACAGATACTATATTTTCAGAGTTAATAACTCCAGATATACTTACAGAATTCCCACCTTCATCTTCTTGTGGGTGTGATGATTTTACTGTATTATCGGGACCAGGAACAAAAGCATCTACACGAATAAATTTCCCTAGCCCATCAGGGGGTAGTGGAGGTACACCAGCAACAGGAATGATAGAATGGTGTACAAATAACAATTATAATAGCTATTATAATGGCTTAACAATAATATTAGAAGATTCTTCAGGAGTCTCATATACTTTTACTGTAACAGGTTCTAGTAATCATGACCAAGCTACTAATTTAGCAGCAGCTATAGATGCTAATCCTAATTTTAGTGCAGTAACAGGTACTGGACAAGGAGGAAAATCAATATCAGTAGATATTACAACATCAGATTCTTCTGCAGCAGCTAATACTACAATAACAGGTACTTTTGTAGTAGAGAGTAATAATGAAGGAGAAATAGGAGGTTGTATAGATGTATATGATTTTACTGGAGGAACAGATGGAACACAAAATGATTGTATTAATGATATAAATGGAGAAACTGTAATATTAACAGATAATAGTGGTACACAACACACTTACACTATAAATGGTTTAACTGTTAGTGCACAAATAATTAATTTATCAAATGATATAAATGGAGATGGTTATTTTATTGCTACTTATGTTTCAAGTGCTTCACCTTATGTAGAAATAAGTCAATTAAGTGTAGGAGTAAATGGAAATACAAACATAACAGGAACAGCATTATCTATTGTGTTTAACAGTAGTAACTGTTTAAATACATCAGGATTTATTGGGGGAACAGACGCTGGTTCTTCTGGAGGACAAACAACAACCTCTCAATTATTTCAAGTACCTCCAACAGTAAATAGTAGTGTTGGTGGATTACAAGAAGGAGCCCAAGCAACAGTTTATGGTAAATTTGGGGCTAGATTTTATGCTGACCCTAATAGTGGAAACTATCATGGTAACCCAACAAGTACTTATTTTGGAAATCCTAATGAAAATACAACAGATGGAAGATTAAATCAAATAGGAGTATGGGATGATACAACACCTTTTGTTTTAGGAAATGGTATGTTCCAATCTATGACCCCTTATGATCAATGGGTAGGATTTTCAGAATGTATAACTGTCCCAGCAGACGGAGAATATTTAATAGGTTTAGCAGGAGATAATAGAATAAGATTACTTGTTGATGGTCAAATGATAAAAGAAACAACCAATGACTCAACAGAAAATTTCAATTATTGGTGGGTATATAAAGTAAACCTAACAGCAGGAGACCATGTAATTAATATGGAAGGATGGAATTCAGGACAAATAGCATCTTTTGGATGTGATGTAGTAGGTCCTTTTCCAACAAATACTTTTATAGATGAAACTATTTTTGCCACAGCAGAAGGAGGAATGACTATTGATGGTGTAACCTATACTGATTTAGAAGATTTATATTCTAGTAACATTATATTTACTACAGAAACAATTGGATCTACATCAACAGATACTTGTACAGATAAAACAGATACAGGAATAGTAGGTACAGGAGCAACTGCTGCTATAATGCAGTTAAATTACTTATCACAAAATAACACATCAACAGATTTTAATGCATTTTCTTATATTGATACAATAACATCAAACACACCAAATGTTTGTGTAGATGGCCAAGGTAGAGGTGAAAAATTATTCATAACTCACATTATGATAGACACATCTATGTATCCTGCTTTTAGTGCTCTTGATCAAAATGTTTACACCAATTGGGACGCATTAATAACAGATATAGAAACTATAACAGGTCCTCTTACTCAATCTGATTTTAATTATATTGAAAATGATATATTAGCAGAAGGTCAAAACATTTGGATATACACAGATTATTGTCTTTGTACAACTAGTGGAGGATCAGGAGGACAATTTGACACAGCATTATATACTTGTGATGAAAATGATGGATTTTACTATAATGGATGTAGTGGACTTTGTGAAAAAGAAGTTATAGAAACAGTAACAACCCCAACAGATTGTGGTCTTGTACAAAACCCAACAGGAAAT